TCAGCAGGATAGAGCATGATACTAAAAGCATCAAACTCGTCATTACTCAAACCAACTCTATATGAAAATCTTGCTACCTCAAGAAATGCTCGTTGCAAAGACTTGAAAGGACGTAACGCAGAGTTACCTCTATTGTCAATCGCATCAGAAGCATCAAAGTCATCTGGGTTGACATATATGATACGTCCAGTCCTGGACGTAATAATATTCTTTAGCCTAGTTAGTGACATTACCTATACGCATTCCTATATGGTTATTTATTCAAGTGCTTAAGCAGCACCAAAGACTCTAGTTGGGAATGCAGTAGAAGCATCCTCAAATCCTATCAAACTAAACACGTTATTCTGTGTAGCACTTTCGACAATTAATCTTTCACCAGGTCCAATTACCAGAGAAGTTATTTTGTCGATTTCGTTATTGCCATTAGATACATCTTTAACAAGATAGTTACCAACTTCGACTGCAGCAGTTGCAACAGCAACGCTGTTTATTGTAGCAGTAGTACGACTTGCTGTACTCAACTTAGGATTATCTAAGAAAGTACCTGCTGCAAAATCAGCAGAATTGGTTCCCTTAATAACAAATAAGGCAGTACCATCATACTTACGAACATAACCATAAGGACCAGCAGTCTGAGCAGTTACAGTATAAGTTGTACCACTAAGAGTAAACCCATCTGTACTGTTTGTCCAAGTTCCTTCTACATCGTAAGCATAAAAATCTACATATGTAAAAGTACCACTTACAGTAATAAATCTATCACTACCACCATATCCAGCACCAGCGTTAGAACCAGTATTACCATCATAGATGTATAATGTTGCTGGAGTACCAGCATTTGATCCAAAGTCATACTGAATATACGCACCACCTGAACCAGCAGTACCTGATGTAGTTTTACCTGTGGTAAATTCTGTTCCGTTATCTGCAGTTATAGAAGCATCATTATCAGGACCATACTCACCATTAATTGTAGTAGACAGTCTGAATATTAGACCAGACATACTAGCATCTGCTACGTTAAATCTATATGTTCTATCAGAGAAATTAACAAGATCACTCAATCCTGTGTTACCATCACCAAGATAGAGATTATATGTTCCACCAGCAGTTGTAGTTGAGAATGCAAACTCATTATTTGCTGTACCAATACCACCAGATGCAATTGTAGCAGTTGCACCACCTGATGCAGTTAGTGCGTCACCTGCTGCGAATTCTGCTCCAGATCCAGCAAGTACAGTAGGACCAACATGAATTATTGTACCAGCAGTATTAACACTATAAACAGTTGCAGTTGCTGTGTTACCACCACTTCCTTTAACTACTGTCTCTCCAACAGCAAATGTTCCTGTAACCGACTCAACTGTAATCTGACGTATTGCGAATTTCTTTACAAATATTTCTGTATAAGTTGGAATACTAAATGACTCAAATTTTAAAGATGCTTCCTTATCATCACTTTCAAGTTTTTGTCCTGCAGTAATTGCACCTGCTGCAATTGCAGTATTAATAGTAAATTTATAACTGGTTATTACGTCTCCTGGATGAAGTTTATATGTCGATGCATCGAGAGTTAATTTTTGATCGTAATCTTTTATAGCAACATCATATGCTGCTCCAGTACCATCGTTCATAATATTCAACATGGTACTTGCAGAAGCATCAATAGGTGCGGAGTATAGCACCGTATTCGTCGTTGCTGCTGGTTTAGATTGTGCTAAAAGTCCTTGGTCTGCCATAGCTATTAATTAGAATCCTGCGTAGAAGAATTGTTGTAAACGAGTTTGACCCGTTAAGTTGTTGGCACCAATACCAGCACCAAAGTTAACGTCATCAAGAGTAGTGTTTTCTGTAGATAGCAAGGTTGCACTTGCGTCTGGAAATTTAATTGTCCTTGATTCAGTTATGTTAGAGGCATCAATTTGTACATCACCAACTGCACCCGCAGTTTTGAATTTAGGATTATATAAAGTCTTATCTTTCAGATCCTGAGTTGCATTTTCAGCAACTAGTACACTATTAGCACCTCCACTATTTAGGGTATTAGTCTCTGGAAACTCATAAACAGTATTGGTTAATGTATTCTGATTGAATAGGTTAAATGTAATCTTTTTAGACGCATCGGAAGCATCAGATATAGTCAATTGTTGGACATTTTTGTTGGATAAAGTCTGAGTTGCCTCAGTACCAACTATGGTAATATTACTATCAGGAATAGTAATAATCCTATCTGCTGTTAACGCATCAGTATTGAATTGTGCTGTATCACTAGTATCTGCTGTCGAAGCAAGTTGTAAATTAACAAAAGTTTTACTTAATGCAGTCTGTTCTGCTTTAGTATCAAGTAAAGTAGATGCAGTAGCAGTAGGTTCAGCAGTTGTCGTTACAGTTCCACCATCAGGTAAGAAGTAAGAACGACGAGTACCAGAAGTAATTGCCCAGTTAATCTGGAAAATTGCTTCTTCAGTATTATCCGTAATAACAAAATTATCTTCATCAATAAGAATAGTCTTATTGGTTAATGTTTGTTGTGTATCAGATCCAACTAACGTAGTACCATTACCAGCAGTAATTTGAGGAAATGTCATAATTCTGGTACCAGTACCAGTACCAACACCACCTGCCTCAAACCTCACCTTTGGTCCCTGAGCATCCTCAAGAATAAATGTTTGGTCAGATATAATAAAATTACCAGTTACTTTAACAGCACCAGTACCTTTAGGAGCAAAAACTATATCAGTATTGTTAGCAACATCATCAATAGCAGTCATGTATAAAGATGTACTACTGTTACCATTATCAAGTCGTGTACAATATAATCCCCCATTACCAAAAGATATTCCAAGTTGATCGTAAGCAGTCTGGTAAAAACCAGTATTACGATCAAGGTCAAAAGCTATACCAGGAGCCGCTTTGGTCCCCTGACTTACACCTCTGAATAATTGATTGACTTTTGCTTTTCTATTAGGGATCAACGGATCGGACACCACAACAGGAAGAATCGCTTCTCCCGACAAGTTAGCGTCTGAAATCGTCTCCAGTTGTGAAATCTTTTTAGTTGCCACGAATAATCATACGTTTTGCTACAAGTCTATTTATACACGGTCAGAGTAGGATTGCTCCTATAACAAAACCTTTTGCAAATGAGATGACAACTACTTGGTAATCAGTCCATCCAAATTTGTCTTGACACTTTTTGATAATTTTCTTATCCCATTCGACCACTTTGTCGAATCCTGCTTTTATTTTTTTCATTTTATTTGAGAGACAGTATATATTATTTAGTTTTTACGTCATATTCAATTACAATCTTTTGACTGGATCTACCAAGACTGTTTAATGTTGAGGTGAAAGATATCTCACCACCTATATCTTCTACCATTTGTAGAAGCATCTCTTTATAATCATCTGGTAATTCACTTGTCATTCTTCTTATTCTCTCGAATAGTATCGTGTAGTCTTTCAAGTGCTTCCTTCACTTCAGGAGTTTCTTCCCACTCCCAAGTTTCCTCACGTCCTTTTTTGTCAGTTTTTGTAAAAGATTTTTTAGTCATCATTACTCCTTAATTCTATATTTAAAAGATAAAACCATACAACAAATAATACGATAATCGCAAATAACCTAATATTTTCAGCGTTAACTACAATCATTTCCGTATGGTATTCATACTAATAACAATTCTATTTAAAGAATTGTTTTCGTTATACATGGATCCATGCTTTAACCAAGATGGAAAAACAACTAAATCCCCTAATTGTGGTACAAAATACCAATACTCATGTAAACTATCAGATCTTTCTTTTTCGTCTAAACGATAATTGAATTCTACATGAGGATTTGGATTCTCAAAGTATAATGGATTACTTCCTTCAGGACAATTAATAAACAAAGCAGCAGATACAACACTAAAAGGGTGATTATGTTGTTTAGTAATACTTCCTTTTGATTGTAAGTTAAACCAACTATTAGTTAATTGAATTGGTTCTATACCTACTGTTTCTGCATACTTATTTAAAGCTATATCTAATTTATTAGATATTTCAGTAAATCCTTCAAGAATATTATCATTATAATTTAATGGTCTTTCACTACCACTAGAGCATCTCCCATTACCAGTTAACATATTATGAGAACCAGTCTCATAGGACATACAAAAGCGTCTTAAAGAATCGATGTCAACATCAGACAAAAAATTCCTATAGTGTGTTATTTGGGTAGGAAAAATTTTAAAATCAGTCTGTTTCACCTTCTTTCTTTTTTGCTTTCAATTCCTTCTTTACCATTTTAGCATAAAAAACATCCTTTTTGGTATACCAATCGGGATGTTTCTTAGCCAATTTTATCAATTTCTTCGCTGCCTTAAGATCCTTCATTAAGTGGTTGTACTTTTTCTTTACCTCTGAAGTAGGTATTTATAACTTCAACCTGATCTTGATACTTAGCAATCATATTCAACTCCTCCTCTATTGCTTCCAAAACATTAGAATGCTCACCAATACCAGCAGGATTAGTTAAATATATTTCAACATTTGCCTTATGTTTTTCTATATCACCTTTTGCATGTGCTAGTAATGCTTTAATAATTTTATCTCTCATTAGTACAAATTCTCCTCCTGTTCTGTTAGTAGTGTTATATCTGAAGTAGGTTGTGCTACACATGTTAGCACATAACCTTCTTCTATTTGATCGTCATCCAAAAATGATTGCTCTTCTTGATCTACTGTTCCTTCTACAATTTTCATAGCACATGACGAACATGCACCAGCACGACATGATGAAGGATGATCTAGACCTGCTTCTTCTAAAGCATCAAGGATGTTAGTCTCCGAATCACACTCAAATGTTTCCGTAGATCCGTCAGGGGATTGAAGAGTAATCGTTGCCATAGTATCATTTTTTACAACTACAATTATATATGCCATCAGAGGGATTTGAACCCCCGACCTTGGCTTTACAAAAGCCCTGCACTACCACTGTGCTATGATGGCTCTAACTTAAGATTGAAAGAAATTGCTATACGATCTTCATTAGATTCATTTTCCTTAACATAGTGTTCAAGTGAAGACGGAAATAATATAATTTGCCCTTCATGATGAAAAGGATTAAACCAATAAGAGGGATATGCGTTAGTTTTCTCTCTGAATATTTCATTATAAGACATCATCTCATAATGATTACTGTATATGTGAGGAGAATTAAAAACTAAATTACCAGAATTTTCTGGTGCTTTAACCCAAAATACTCCTGCAAGATCAGATCCAGGATGAACATGTGATGTATTATAATGCCCTTTGTTGTTGATCATAGCCCACAACGCAGTAAATCTTAATACAACACCTTCTTTAAAGATAACATTAGTGGCAAGATACTTATTTAATGTATCCGAAACTATTGTTTTCAGTATATTACTATCATCCAAATGATATAATGCCCTAGAATGCCATCCACCACAATTTGAATGATTTAATCCTGTAGGATTTGCCTCTCTCTCAGCATATAAAAAATCTATTATTGGTTGCTGAACTTCAGAAAAATTTTCTACGTCTATTTCATGTACAACAGTAGGAAACAGATTTATCATGAATCCTTCAACTTTTTAACAAACATTTTAGTACGCTTCTTTAATTGACGCAAACGAGCAGACGCAAGACGAGACTTTATGTTCCGTCCCTGCTTTCTAGGAGTTTCATGGCGTTTGAGACGCATCGGTCTGCCCTGTTTACTAATCGATTATAGGATATTTATGCCCCTTTGTCAATAAAATCCTTTCTAAACTCTTCAACTTGAGTTAAAACTTCTTTATCTACGGGAGGACCAGACTGTATTACGGGTGATAGCATTACAACAACACCATCAGGACGTTTAATTCTCCATACAGTACGATTCCTTTCACACATAGTAATAAGAAAAGAAAGATTTTTAACTGCTTCCTCTTCGGTTATATCTTGAACATCAGTCATGAGTAGTAAAACAATAAGTTATCATATCAGGATCAAGTAATTTCCCTATCACAGATACGGTATCTGAAAATCCTTCTGTTCCGTCCTTATCCCATTTCCAATTGACATTCTTAACCTCACCTTCATCTGAAATGAGAGTAATTTGTCTATTAGAGAAATTTATGAGGACTTCCTCAAGAGTAGAATCTGTCATTAGACCTCCAGGTACCTTAGTATCATAGCACAGAATTCCTGATTTGGCAAGAGTCTATACAACAATTGAATCCTATGGAAATTCTTTCCTCATCAGATTGACTCTCCTCAACATCATGTTCCAACCAAGATGGAAAAAATAAGATTAATCCCTCCTTTGGAGTTATATAATGATACTCATAGTTATCATTAAAGTAATGATGATCTATCATTTCCTTTACCCAAGCACCTCTAGGATCATAAAATCTTATATTACCAGAATTTTCTGGTACAGAAACATAATAAACACCAGAAAGAATAATCGAAGTATCTAAATGTAGATGCCTTCTATTTTTATCTCCTTTCCTATTAATATTCACCCAACTTCTAATACCAACCTCTCCTAATTCTTTATCAGAACGTTTTGGTATATTATTTAAAATACTGTCATACAAATCTTTATTGACATAATCATTTCCTTGGTATCCACCAATATTTGACTTATCAACAGAAGGATATACTTCTTGAAATTGTTTTATATCTTGTTTTAATTTTTCATTATCAAGATTCAGTTCACTTATCCATACTGGAGTAGTGAAAAAATTAAATTGTTCCATCAATTCAATTTGATAGTTTTTCCCTTTAGAGTCATTACAAGTTTTGCATCTAATGTCATCGCTAGTGCAGCAGTAATCTTAACTAAACCAAGTGCTGTAATTTTTGCTGCTGCAGCTGAATATACTTGGAACATCGTTGTATTAATAGTCTCACCTGTTAGTCCAGAGTTTCTAATCACATATCCAGGTGTAGTAAGAGTATTTCTTGGTATAACATCAGTTCCTGATCCAGGATATTGAACAGTATCTATAGATCCTCCACAGAAAGTAAAAATACCAGACTTAGCTGCTAATGGATTTGGTATTGGATTATTAATAAAATATGATAATTGAGTAGTATTAACCTCCATAGTACCTTGGAATGCTTGAATACATTCACCACCACTATAAGTCTGTTGTATAGCAGCATTCTCAAATATACTACCAGACATTTTAGTTGATGTTCCTGCTAAAGCAATCTCTGCTGCCTGTACTTCAAATTTAGCACCAGAAGTCATTATATCAACATCAGATCCAAATGATATTTGATGTTTTTGTACTTTACTATCCTTTTTCTTTCCTTTCTTATCAACAACTTTAGGTGATCCTTGAGCACTAAAGAAAAATCCCCCACCAACTTCAATATGGCAATCTCCAGTAACTTTTAAATGATAATCTCCATCAACGTTAAGGACACTATCACCCTTACATTGCATAATGTCATCACCAGCAACCTGTTGGGTTCTTACACCTGCCCAACTAATATTATCACCAACTAAACAACCTCTATCACCTTTAGGTGCTGGACTATTAGCATTATTTTGTTTTACAGATTTCTCTGCTTGTTCCTTTATTTCAACTTCAGTCCATTTTTTACCAGTTTTTTCTGCTTCTTTTTTAAGTTCTTTATATGCTTTCCATGTAGCATAAGTATGGTTGTTTAATCTAAAAGATTCTTGATAAGTTCCACTAGTAAATCTCTTCTGAAGTGCTTGACGACCAGGAGTACCAATATGAAGTTCAAAACTACCATCTATAAAAGTAGATGCAGCATTTAAAAATGGATCTGCTTCATTAAATATAGAATCAAACAAACTACCCTTACTACAAGGATCTCCATCACCACAAAGACCTCGACCATCACCCCTTATCTTATTAATTGTTGCTAATTCTTCTTCACTACACTTAGTTGTACCGAATAATGGGAAGTAACTTGTCTCTGCCTCTCCACCTTTTGCAGGTCTATTACAATTACTACCAAGAAACTTAAGGAATAACTTAAGCAGTCCAGTTAAACTAGAGATCCCATTCTTCATAAGATCAAACCCATCAGCAAAGATCCCAGTTCCTTTCTTCCATGCTTCGATAAGTTCCTTTGCTTTACCAACTGTTCCTACAATAGTCTGAACTCTAGTTACAACACCAGCAACAGTATTGATAAGTGTCTGAACATTACAAATAACGTTATTGATAGTTTCCTGAACTCCTCTAACAACCATCGTAGCCTTATCAATAAGACCTTCAAGATAACTGTCTAATACATCAGTAATAGTTCCAATTGGGTCATTAATGAAGTTTATAATCTGACTATCAATATTACATAGAGCATTTAGAATAGTAGTAACTGCTGATTGCACTAATGCCCAAGTAGCAAATGGTATACCAGTTGCTGATACAAGAAGACTACCAATCTTTAATGAATCTGCAAGGTTAACTAATGCTTGTCGCATAGCAGAAACAACTTGAGCAAATACAGCACCCAAGAAATTCTGTATCTTAGCAGTAAGTTCTTGTGCGGTTACCAATTTACCACTAATCATATCAAGAAAATCACCATCTTCTGCCTTAGTCAATCTACCAGCAGTATCAGCAAGATCATCAAACAAATATGATAGTTGAGATTCTAATGTTTTCCAAGGACCACCTACACCATTAGCAACAGGAATTCCTTTCTTACTAGATGGTTGAGGAATACTAACAACTACACCACAACTAGTAGCAATTGATTTTGGTGAACCAGATCCTTCAATTTCATTTTTATCACCTGGTGTAGAAACAGTAGTTCTTTCTTGTTCTAATAGACCTTCTTCCTGAGTTCTTGCTACGGTATTATTAGGTTCTGCTGGATTAACACGAGTAGTATTAGGACCAACTCCTGCTGGATATTCTTCACCAGTAAAAACAAATTTCTTTTTCTTAGACTTTTTCTTTTTAATACGCATAACACCAATAACTATTGGCATTTGAGCATTATCACCATCCATAAAGAAACCCATAACAATTGCACCAGGTTGCAATTGATGAGAAGATTCTCCTTGTCCATCATTACCTGGCTGTGAAGTATGTTGCAATACTGTAGCCCAAGGTAAATGTTTGGTTTCTAGGTCTGCTGTAGTGCCTCCACGAACATTAGTATAATATCCTAAAACACGACATTTAACCCTACCCAACTCCATAGGATCTTCATTATCCTCTACTTCACCGACCCACCAGAAAAACCCGTCTTTACCGACAAAATT